GGGGAAGCACTGCTGTGTTTCCCCAGAAGGTTAATACCCTCATCCCTGGCGGAGCACCCGTCCCATTCAAGGAACGGTTACGCCGCCGAGACCCAGCCAAGTTTTAACGAAGACTTGGCTCGCTGCAATGGGTAGTGGAGAGAGCTCTTTGCTCTTTCCACAACCTCAGATGCTTCAGTGAAAAACTGAAGCATGGCAGCCGATCCTTCAGATGGCCGTACTCTGTTCTTCACCGACTGGTGATGACAGCGTATCTCCCTAACATGCAGGTCGCGATTGAACCTAGTCTCTAGATTAGGTTCCTCGCTAATGTAGTTAGGCCACCATCCGAAGGAGCCCGATCCGTGCGCAACGCTGCGAATCTTGTAGACTCGCAAACGTTCAACTATCTTGCGTATGTACGCCGACGTCATGTACCAACCTTTGTTACAAAGATTGTTATGTACGTCAACGCACGATACAACGGATCCAGGCTTGGCCCGATTCGGTGCACTCAAGACACCAACGGTGGTCACGTCTTGACCATCGTACGCGTCTACACCGCACGACTCTCTGAACTTTCCAGTTAAGAAAGTCTTGTGGGTGTTCACCTTCATTCCGAAGGCTGTTAGTGCATCGACAGTAGGACCAGCACAGTCGTCGGGGACGATCAAATCGTCACCGAAGACCCGGACCCCACGATTCCCTAAGTCCTTGAAGGACTTGGTACATACTTCCCAGCCCCGTGTGTAAAACACGCTGCCTAGAACTATGGCCAAGAAGAACAGGGACTGAACAGGAAAAGTGGTCGCGTTACCCATAGTAGAATACTTCCTCAGTCGAAGAAACCGAGGGGTATATCTACATATATCCTGCTCGATGTACACAGAGCGAGTAGCTCTGCAGGCAGCGAGGAGGGACGGTGCTCGGCGGAAAAGCCGTTCAACGTGCCAACAGGATATGCGGTCTGATGCACTGGACAAGTCAATTGTACAGTGCGAACCGCTATGGGAGGCCTCGAGGGCAAGTTCGCCATTGAGTTCTTGTCGACCAAAATCGACAAAGTTGCCAATGACAGACCTGCTAACTCGAGAATACAGGTGATCGCGAATGCCTTGCTGGCACCATTGAAGCGACGTCGGTTCCGCGGCGATGAGCCGGGGAGCCGACAGTGACTTCGGTACTGCGCAAAGTTTAGCCGGATACTCTTTTCGAGTTTCCGCTTCGCTAACCCTGTATAGGACGGATTCTTCCCATGTGGCGTAATTCGCGCAAGCGAAATCTGCCATTGGGAATATCCTATCCAGCCTATCGGGCCAGTTTCGGAATTCATACTTGTTGAATCCGAATTTATGGTCCGATACCGCTCCTGGTCCATGTCTTAGCCTCACCTCATGTGGGTCGAAATGACCCAAACATGCGGATAGGTAATCAGCGACTTGCTGAATACGTAGCGCATGCTGGTATGCAAGAGGCGAGATCTCATCGGCAAGGAAAACTCCTTGCTTCACGGAGTCGGAAGTAGGGACAATATCCAAGAAGGATATTGAATCTAGCTCCTCCTTCGTGAAGTCTTCGTCACTTTCCCAATCAAGGGTAGGTGACTTAACCATGAGATCAGTCCTGACAAACTCTCGGACCGTATCGCTACGGACCTTGGGTCCACACTCTACCCGAAGCCGTCGAGCAACTCCTAAGAGTTGCCGTATGCACCGGATAGCGCGTACGTCAGGATCTGGCCTTAGACTGCCAGTAAGGTCGAAAACGCGTAGAGTCAATCCCCGTAGGAAACGTGGGACTGCTCCCCCCTTAACCCCGCATCCAAAGTGGATCAGGTTTGAAGGAGTTAGGCGCTGCGAGGCTAAACACTGATCAAAGTGTTTACGCCAAGCTGGCATGACGTCCAAAACGAATCGGACGCCGTGCGACTCGACCGCGGAGCTCAAACGGGAAAGATCCCTCTTGAACTCTTTGGCAAGTGCTGGGTACTGCAAGGCGCAGTCGTTAAATTGCGCCTCGTACAGGCCTAGGATAAACTCTGCGTAGCTGTTCATGCTAGTCATAGGTTTTTCTCCTGTGGTTAGCGTCTACGGCTCAGCAGCGCACTCACAAGTAGGGTTGAGAATTAAGATTCCCAACCCAGTAACTTAGCAGCAATCCCACCCGCCTTGACCATGTAGAAAGACATGGCCTCGGACAGATCAATCTGATCTGCTTGGGCCCCGTTTGGGTCCGTACGGAGTGTAAACGAGATTTCGGATTGCGAACCAAGAGTGTCGGGCGCAACAGGTTTCACGAACTTAGTGAACGTCACAGTGTGGCGATCAAAAGGTTGTGTACCTGCTTTGACCGTGTCACGAGAATGCCGTACTTTCGCACGGTACGTGACAAGTCCTTCATCCAAGTAATACTCGGATGAATAACCATCTTGGTTGACGAGAGGGAGGATCTTCGCAGTTCCTCCGGATCCGTCCAAAGTAATCGTGAGTGTAGTGCCAAGCACAAGAGTTCTCCTATATTGATCTAGGGACGACTATGGGGCAGAAACTTCTGCACAAATAGGGATCCCAAGATCGATAGTCGGAACATGTCCAAATAGGGCATGTTCGCGCCAGCTGTCACGGTCGATGAGACGTATCTACTTCTCACCGTCCGAGTCGCCTTGCCCGCGTGCGAAAGATTCGAACTTCGGGCATTCGTCACGGAAACACCGGCAGATGCAAGCGTTCCCTCCGCCTTAGTCATGAAACATCCCGTTCCATGATCGGCAGGAATGGTCCAAGAATTGGCAAGTGTATACTTACCAAAATTGGTGAACCAACCTATCAGCCACGTCCACGGAAGTACTTTCCATATGCCATTTAACATGGCCTCTGGGGTAGCTCCGAGGACTAATTGTAGTGATAGGGCGTTCCAACGCATGTCATCCGGATGATACGGAGGGGGCGCAGTAGGAAACCATCGAATGGTAGCCCACTGTGTCCTCTTGATCGAGAGCGAACAGCTCTGGGTCACCGTGCTGATCACGCTTCCATAACCGGAATTGTGAACAGTCACTACCGAATCATCGGCGAACTTGAGACGACGTCGTAGACCCTTCCCCGAGTAGAGCTGATGGAGTTCTCGGTTACGTTTCAAAACGTAACTCTGAACATTCAGCAACTTGGTAAGATCTTCAATAAGCGGACGCCACCCAAACTGAACTCCCAGATACTCGCCGGCGAATCCCTTCGGATTCATCTTCGAGGCTGGACTCATGATCAGGTCGCCTAAGCTTTTGACCATCTTAGGAAGGCTAACTATGTTTTCAACAGCTTCTGGAATGTTAAGAACTGGACGGGACGGATTCGTACCCGCTACCAGATCCAACATCCAGCCGTTCGGCGGTGGTATAGGTTCCATTATCTGGAGTTCTATAGGCAACGCTTGAACGGTGAAAGCATAGAAGCGGTCTTCGTCGATACTGAAGAAGTCGTAAAGGTGTTTGAAAGAACCAGAGATCGACGGGTACTCACCTGAGTACTGACGCGAATCAAAGGTACTTTCGACCACTGGCTGGCCCGTCCAATCATGACAGATCGAGGAATACCCAGATCTATCAGGAGAGAACGAATCAACCACGACTCCATTTTTCAGACTCTGAACGGTCCCCCCAAGAAAGGGGGAGCCTTTCGTGCGAGTACGAAAAATGCGAGCCATCTTCAAGATCTCCGAAGAACGTCTACAACAGACAGCAGAGGGGTCGTTAGTGAAAGCCCGTTAAAGCTCGGAGGCCCGCACATGCGGGCC